AATATTATACGGATGGCCGCTTTTGCAATTTGAATTTCTTTAAGAAATTACAATCATGCCATTTGGTACTCACTATATATTGAGTACCAATCACCGATTGCATAGCCAAGGTTGCTGAGTACCGATTGACCAAGTCAATGGCTCCTCCTAAGCGTTTTCAAATATATGCCAAAAACTATTTCCTCACTTATCCACAATGCTCTCTTACTAAAGAAGAGGCACTTTCCCAAATAAAAAACCTAAACACCCCAACAAATAAAAAATACATCAAAATCTGCAGCGAATTTCATGAAGATGGGAGCCCTCATCTCCACGTGCTTATCCAATTTGAAGGCAAATACAAATGCCAAAATAACAGATTCTTCGACCTGGTCTCCCCAACCAGGTCAGCACATTTCCATCCGAACATTCAGGGAGCTAAATCCAGCTCCGACGTCAAGTCCTACCTGGAGAAGGACGGAGACACCCTCGAATGGGGAGAGTTTCAGATCGACGGACGCTCTGCAAGAGGGGGACAACAGACAGCCAATGACGCTTACGCCCAGGCAATTAACAGCGGCAGTAAGTCTGAGGCTCTTAGAGTAATTAAGGAGTTAGCTCCTAAAGACTATGTTTTACAATTTCATAATTTAAACTCTAACTTAGATAGGATTTTTGCACCTCCTTTAGAGGTTTTTGTTTGTCCATTTCTTTCTTCTTCATTCGATCAAGTTCCAGAAGAACTTGAAGAGTGGGTTTCTGAAAATGTGAGTGGTGCCGCTGCGCGGCCTTGGAGACCCAAAAGTATTGTGATAGAAGGTGATAGTCGTACAGGTAAAACAATGTGGGCCAGATCACTGGGACCACACAATTATTTGTGTGGACATCTTGATCTAAGCCCAAAAGTATACAATAATGATGCTTGGTATAACGTCATTGATGACGTAGACCCCCACTATCTAAAGCACTTTAAAGAATTCATGGGGGCCCAAAGGGACTGGCAAAGCAACACTAAGTACGGGAAACCAATTCAAATTAAAGGTGGAATCCCAACTATCTTCCTCTGCAATCCAGGCCCAACATCATCATATAAAGAATTCTTGGACGAAGAGAGGAACAGCGCACTTAAAAACTGGGCAATAAAGAATGCAGAATTCATCACCCTCCACCGCGCACTCTACTCCGGTTCCTATCAAGGTGCAACACCGCAACGCCAAGAAAGCAACCAGGAGACGGAGAGTTGATCTCCCTTGTGGCTGTTCATACTTCATTGCACTAGGCTGTCACAATCATGGATTCTCGCACAGGGGAAACTATCACTGCAGCTCAAGCAGAGAATGGCGTATATATCTGGACGGTCAAAAATCCCCTATATTTCAAGATAACCAACCACGACGAGAGACCATTTCTGACGAAACACGACATAATCACAATACAAGTCCAATTCAATTACAACCTGAGGAAAGCGTTGGGAATACACCAGTGTTTTCTAATCTGCCGAGTTTGGACTCGTTTACATCCTCAGACCTCGCGTTTCTTAAGAGTATTTAAATATCAATGTATTAAGTATTTAGACAATTTAGGAGTTATTAGCATCAATAATGTAATTAGAGCAATGTCTCATGTATTGTACAATGTATTAGAAGGAACAATTGATACGGAAGATTCAAGTATAATAAAATTTAATCTTTATTAATTCTGAACAGAATCGTAGAAATAGATCCTGATCTTCAAAGTAGCATACACTGGATTACTAGCATGAGTACATGCCATATACAATAACAAAGCATTCTCGGTGTGGTTATCATACTTCGCAGCCTCTTGATGGTTATAAGTCACATGGTTGTTCACCTTCATGAATTTCCTGACGATTGCTTGCTCCTTACTTGCATACTGGCCACCAGTAACAGTTGCCTGAAAACGTCGGAGAACTTGAAAACGATCCCTGTTGTCATTCTTCACAGTAGCTGTACTCGGCTCATTATCGTACATGTTAAACACCTGACCAAAATCCTGTGGAGTGCCAAAAGGTCTCCTATCACGAACTAGAAAAAACATGACTGTGTTGGTATGATTCTTGGTCTTAATGTTCTCATCCATCCATATCTTACCCAAAACATAGACAGATTTAACACAAAACCTCTTACCGACTCGATGCGTCAAACCATTACCACGAGTAACATCCGACACACAAATGACCTTACCTACGTGAGCTACATCATGACGCTGTTCATACGACTGAACCTTACATGGTCCCTCACAACCACGAGGAACATCAGGGCTTTTGTACATCCGGTAAATCCTGGGCTTTCGGTACATGGGCCGATTCACCCATGACCTCCTTTTGTTTGTGACGAGGACAGTGGGGGCAGCAGCACGGCTGACATACGGGCTGTCGAAATTGAGACGGCGACGCACCTTGGATGCGGGTGTGGAAATGACTATATCGGCGGGTCGCTTCGACATAATCTCTAGCACGAATAACTAAAATTAAATCACGAATTAAATCGTACCCTAATGTATCTGGAGAGTACGTATTTTCTACCAGTTGCAAATACTTAATTGCTAGCATACACCTGAAACCATGTACGGTCTCGGGAAACTCGTTTAATAAAGGATCCCACATGTTTGACGTGACTACTTGGGGACCAAGTATTTATAGTGGATTTGAATTAAATAGACTTTGAGGGAGCGTTCTAAGTGGGGAACATTTGTTAGTGGTGGGGACCACTTTAAAAAAATCGCGGCCATCCGGT